AACAACTTCACAATACAAATGACGATATCGAACAGACGCTGTACTTTCTTAATGGACATGGTAATTATCTAAGTTATGCAGATCCGTATACATATTTCCTGGATATTCCTTTCTATTTTTATAGGAATCCATCCCTGGCTATACCAACATGCGCACTTCAAAAACAAATAGTAGAGGTGAGAATCAAACTAAAACCAATTTTAGATCTCGTTCGAAACGTGAGTAGCACAGATCCGGGTGATTCGTACGCCGATGCATCCGCCTCAATCTTAAAGTTTTCACTCGATACCGAATTTGTATATTTGACAGAAGAAGAAAGAAACTTTCTCATAACCCGACCACTCGATTACGTCATCACACAAGTTCAAATGTCTAAATTTGTCATGAAAGCCGGTGAAAATAAGAAAAGTGTCATGTTAAATTTTCAACACCCCGTGAAAGAGTTACTATTCACATCACAAAATGATGTTGCTTATCTCACAAACGTATCAAACTGGTACAACGGTATAGTAAACGCAGAATTGAGATTTAATAATGAAATTGTATTTAATAGGAGTGGTCTATTCTTAGAATACGAACAACCACTTAAACATCACGTGAACGTACCATCTGCATTGGTGACTACAACACAACCGTTTAATGGGGTACTTCCAAAATTGGGTCCCTCTACATTCGGTGTATACTCATTTGCATTACAGCCTGAATCACCATATCCAACCGGACAAGTCAATATGAGTCGTATATCACATAAACTGTTCACAATTGAAATCGCAGTGCCACCCGCCTACACATCATTTGACAGTACGACACGTATTTATGCTATAAATTATAACGTTTTGCACATTAATAGTGGTTTAGCTGGATTAAAATTTTAGATGGATATAGTAGTAATGGCTGGGCAAATTCAGTTAATGGCAACTGGGCCTCAAGAGCAATTTTTCACTTTAGATCCAGACTACAGTCATTTCATTGAGAGTTTCAAGAAGCACTCTAATTTTTCTAGAGAATATGTCGATATAGACTCGGAAAATGGAGCCGATTTTGGAAAAAAAGTTAGATTTAAGATTCCGCAGAATCAGGGGGATATCCTGAAAACTATCAGTGTGAGGTGTACACTCCCAGAAATTCTAACGAGTACCACGATGTATATCGAATCTGTCGCACATGCTTTGATCGAACATGTAGAATTGATAATAGGTGGGAAGGTTATACAGCGTATAACGAGTGACTATCTTCAGATATATTCAGAACATAACGTCACACAAACGAAACAAAAAGGGCTCGAACAACTTATAGGTAAGTATCCATTACGAACGACTGATAAAAGGGTGGGTGAAGTAATATCAGGGGGTGGGGGTAATACGGGTATCATCATACACGATACATTAGGATTAAATACTGATGAGACCTTTTTCATAGATATCCCCTTCTATTTTTATAATCACCCAGAACTTGCCATACCTCTGTGTGCTATCACGAAACAGGAAGTCGAAGTGGAATTCAAACTGAGAGATGTACAAGATTTGGTCATTAAAGGTGATGGTACGTATATCACATTGAATGAAACACTCAAAATTAAAGAATTTCAACTTTGTACAGAACTTGTATTCATCGATTGTGAAGAACGAATTAAATTTCAAAAAATGAAGAGAGATTACCTCATAACACAGATTCAACAAAATATATTCGATGTAGACGCCGGTGTTAATACAGGAAAGTTCAAGTTAGACTTTGATAATCCCGTGAAGGAACTCTACTTTGTTATTCAGAGACAGGGAACTACAGGGGATGGTGTGAGTCAGGGGAATTTTGTAACTGTTTTTGATTATGATAACACGGCGAGTGTAGAAGGTGGAAAATTCATACTTTATGAAAATTTGGATCACTTAACACTCACGTTAGACGGTCAGGAGATTATCACACGTGATACAGGGAATGTCATATTTCTAAAGGCTGTTCAGGGGGCGATTCATCATTCAAAAACACAGCTCATTCGTCGCTTTTACTCGTATAGTTTCGCGCTCCAGCCGGAAGAGTGGTATCCAACAGGACAGGTTAACTTCAGTTTAGTGAAAGAGCAACTTGTGAACCTAAGTCTCACGAATTGTCCAGATTTTAACAGACAAATACGCATCTACGCTTTGAGCTATAACACTCTTCGTATACGTGGGGGAATTGCCGAAACTCTTTTTGATTCTAAACAATAAAGATGAATATGCAAACGGGGTTCGGTGATACCGGAGACGCTATGTTTGAACAATATATTCAAACCATGACTAATATTATTCTTCCAGTTTTTGAAAAGGGTATAACACTTGCATGTGACTATTCCAAAGCTTGTGGACGAGATACTCTCCTCTCAGAAGATGTGGAATATGCAACAAAGTATTGTGCGATGTATAAAGTCGGTGAAGATGTTGGTTCTATTTACCCAGAAATATATGAACAGGTTGACGATGACGATGAAGATGAAGATGAAGAAATGCCCACAGTTCCATCAGAAGACTGTCCACCATTCGAACGTTACTCTGGAAACAATCCCATTTTTTTACAGGTGAACGACGCTTACGACCGTTGGAGTGATTGGAAACCTCAGAATCCGACAGAAGAGATGTTAAAAAATGCTATTAATAGTAATGAGCATCTCAGAACCTGAAGGATGGAATTTTTCTGATAAGACTAAGTTACACACATCAAACTTAGATTCAAGCTCTAGTGATGATTCATCAGATGATGAACAATTATTTTCAAAAACAAAAACAATAAAGAAAAAAAAGTTTAAAAAACCTGTAGAAAAGGAGAAAATCTTAATTGATTAATTTTTTTCCTAACCTATAGTATAACAACAACGATGTCGGCCGCCGCTCTCCAGACCGTAAACCTTGTCACCCAGGAACTCCAGACCCAGACCCTCAACTCGATTGTCGGTGGTTTCTCTTTCGCCGCTGCCATGTCGTGGATGGACTTTGTTCGGTGGACTATCACCCAGATCGTAAAGGTCCCCAAGAACGGTGGTGCTCAGTACGCCATGACCGCGGTCCTCACTTCCCTCCTCTCTGTGGTTGTCTTCTTAGTCATCTCCAGGATCACTGGTAAGGCTTCTAAGCCCGCGCAGCCCGTCTACGCGATAACCCGCTAAATGGTTTGCTTTTCATTAAAAATATCAATAATAGTCCAGCTAAAATAATTAGCGCTATATACAAATACTCTTTTCTCCATGTATAAGAATTCTTTATAACTTCAGGAATACTTATTATTGGCTCTTTCTTTTCGGTTTTTTTAGGTTCTTCGGGTAATGACACTTTTGGTAAGTTCTCGAGTTTATCGGTAGATCCCGTCATCTCAAATTTCAGTATATGGTCTTGATTCCTAAAGTCATACGGAATAAGACGTCCGTGACTCATATAAAAGAACTCAATTTTGACATCTTGTATCATTTTTTGACTTCCAGTATGGAAATTATGCACCAACATATCGTCAGCTCCGTTAAAATTGATAAAACCGGAACCATCTAGAAGTATATGTCCAGTATAGAAAGGTGTAGACGTATATATAGATTGTGTAAACTCATCAGAACCCGTTGTCAGTTTTAATACTAAAGAATTTGGTCCATTTATATTTATAGCCCCAGATTTGATATTGTCTGTCACCGAACTATGGTTTCCCGAACTAAAACCCAAAACCTGATGAGGTGTCGTAAACTGTGAAGAATTACTCGAATACCCATTCGTACCATCATAAAATTCAAATGTAAATGCGTTATCAGACGCGTGTGTATTGGAAAATGTCAATGCATTTGTGTCTGTATCAAATACGACCGAGTTTATATTGGAATCTGGTGGTGCGAGTTTAGTGGCTAAATCACTGGCTAGTTCTGTTCCTGTGCTGTAGTTTGTTTCATCTAATGAAAAAACATTTCCATCAACACTAAATGTTTTGTTCGTCGCACATGTAATCAGCTGTGGTGTAGGAATTCTCGCAGATACAAGTTTGATATTTGTTACGTCATAAATAGGGTTATCCAGTGTAACGGTGTAATTATTAGCATATGAATATACATTGGTATCTCTTTCGCCACTATCTATGTTAAGGGTATGGACCTTCATTAAAATACATGTATAATATTTTAATGAATGTTTTTGTCTAAGGAAATAAAAATTAATGAGAGAGTGAATGAGAAAGGGGGTTATTCTGGAGCTGTCTCTTGGCTATGTCTAGGTTGTTAGTGTTAGGATTCGCATTACCTTTATAGGCGTTAAACTGGTGATACGGCTTTTGTTGATACTGTTGCGTCCACCCACCGTTGGCTGCGTTGACACGTCCATCGATACGTGTAGTATCCGAACGAACGGCAGTAAGAGCACCACCCTGTTTGAGAGCTGTTTCACGAACATTCATTCGACCCGCATTTCCCATCCGGTTTGGCTTTCCTCTTCGGTCCTCGGGGCGGAAACCATACTTCATGAGTTCTTCATTATTCTTAGAAGCCACCTTTACAGCGGCGCTGTTGGTGTACGCACCACGATGACTATGAATACCCGGTGCTGGGTGATTCATGTATGTGTATTGTTCATCTGTGCGGTCAGTCTTGAATCGAGTAGGATCTTGTGGCATCGCACCCGCCGATATGAATCGCTTCGCACCATTGAATCCTAAACCATCCGCACGGTGACCAGTCTCTGAACGGTTAGTGGTGCGCTTAGTCTTTTCGTGTTCATTGCGAGGAACAACACCCGACATCCCCTGCGCCCGACCAGCCATGGTGGGTCTCCTTGATGGAAGGAAAGATGTGGTCTCCGGTTTGTTATGTGTAAGCTCACCAACCTTCGCAGAGCGACCACCAGTAACATCCGCCGCTGGACCGGTGCGTCCTGGAAGTGTGGTTAACCGATATTCACCAACATTAACCGGATTCACACGAAAGGTCTGTTGAAAACCACCGACGGCTGGTACATGAGCACCAACACCCAAACCCGGTCCGACGAGTTGTTTCTCGACGGGTGACAAATTATTCATACGCCCATGATCATACATTCGATTGCGCATGTTCAGAATTTCTTGACCACCACTACGTTGTTGGGGGCTGATGTCACCGAAATTTTCCATTTCCATTTTGTGTTGAACTTCGGGGGATGCGTCAAAATTATTAGATTCTACTATTTCAGGATTTTTCATTGTTGGTGGTACGTTGTCGACCTTGGGTGGTGCGGACTTGGTACTCAAATTCCTACCGGCAAAAACAAGACCAGCAACAGCCATGAGCGATATAGGATCAGCCATTCTTACTTCTTATTAACATTTTTATTAAGATACCTTCGCTCAAACAGTCCATTCTGGAGTTCGGCGCGAGTACTAGATGGGTCATATTTCTGAGTACGGAGAGGAACCTTACACTCCATGTTAGAGAGTGGAAAAAGGTTACGCTCGTACGTCTGAATTATATGCTTGTTAAATCGTGAAGTAGATTGAGGGCGAAGTTGATCACTCGTTTCGATATACTGCGCTGGGGAGCCCTTACCCGCCATATAAGGGGCGGTACCGTACAACATAGTGTTGGGACGGCAATCACCACAGTTTAAAGCACTGGGCTGGGGGTAGACGAAAATTTCATCATTTGCTTTTACTGGAGGAACGGCACCCGTATTTTGAACAATGGAAAGTCCAGGTTGAAGTTGATATGCCATTTATTATTACATGAGAATATTTATCTAGCAAACATGCCAGAACGCTTATCACCGTGACTACCGAGACCGGAAAATGCCTCGAGTTGAACACCTCGAGCGTTGGGATTACAGAAGCGAGTGTCACTTTTACACATGGGAGCATTTTTTCGCCCATAAAGAGATTCCGCAAAAGCCGTCTGGTCCCCTGGGATTTTGG